AGTTTACAAAGTCACAAACAGCAGAAAGAAAAGGCATACAAAACGATCCAAATGAAATACATGTTATCGCTTTGGAATCATTGTGTTTTAATATACTTGAAAAAGTTAGGTCTGCTTTTGGAAAGCCAGTTATGATTAATTCTGGATATCGAAGTCCAGCTTTATGTGAAGCCATAGGATCAAAATCAACATCACAACATTGCAATGGTGAAGCGGCGGATATAGAAATATATGGTGTTAGTAATTATGATCTTGCTAAGTATATAGAAAATAATTTAAACTTTGATCAATTAATTTTAGAGTGTTGGGATGGTATCGAGCCTAATTCTGGATGGGTGCATGTCTCTTATGTTGATGATACAACAAACAGAAAAGATGTGTTAACGTATACAAGAGCAGGTGGATACACGAAAGGAATAATATAATGAAAGATGGCCCGTTTAAAAGAGCTATAGAAAAAGAAGATAAAGATACAATCATCATGCAACAGTTTATTGTTTTGAAAATAAAAAATGGTCAACTTGTAAAAGAAACACACATGAGAAACCATACTTTCTATGGCGATTATCAAGACAGTCATATAAGTGAACCTTTAATTGATTTTAAAGAAATTCCACAGGAGACACTGCATGAATGGCATATAAAAGAAATAATCAAAGAGAATATGAGATAGAACCTAAATCTCGTAGAAAGAAAAGGGTCAATCGTAATTATGCTCGTAAAAAAATGATGAAGAAAGGTCTTGTCAAAAAAGGCGATGGCAAAGACGTTCATCACGTTGGTGGTAATGCGCTGAAGAAACATAGTAAATTAAAGGTTGTATCTGCATCAAAGAATAGATCGTATGCTAGAACAAAAAATGCTAGAAAAAAGAATCCGAAGTCATAATGCCAACGTCCATTGTCAATTTACCCTCGATAGATGTATGGGTGCGAAGAGAGTATTTAAGAGATCATGAGGATGGTCATGGAGAATTTGTCAAAGGCATTTGGGTCACTGCTAAATCTATTCCAGGTAGAGCTTTTTATTTTGAAACTTACCTTCCTGATTATGGTGCTTTGTATGACAAGCTACCTATTTCTGCATTCGTTTCTGACCCAGTTACACCGACTCCAGACATGGATCTTTACAACCTTCAGTTTTGGAATTGTATGGATTATGGCGTGGTCGCTATTTCTAAACAATTTATAGGAACAATGGACTTTGAAGTATTTACCAGAGACCACGGAACACTGACGGGTCAATACATAGCAACACTAGATAATTATAATGTTGATCCAGATCACATTGATTATTCAACTAGTGAAAAACCAGCAGAACATAAATCTCACAATATTATAAAATTAAGTAATGGACAGTTTTGTTTATATCCAAATAATAGAATGCGTGTATATGACAACTCACTAACTCCAGACAAGCCATTGCAACCAGACTTCAAAGTGAGTACAATGGAATACCAAGTTGAAAACGGACAGAAGTTTAGACTTGGTGATACAGATGAATACTTTTGGAAGACAAAAGATGAATGATAGAATTTGCTTTAGTTTACATGATAGGCACAGTTGTTGTTAATCAAAGTCAAACATTTAATAATGTAAATGACTGCTTGTATTTTGCAAGAAAACTAAACAGACAACCAGAGATCCCATACCCAGATGACAAGAACAGAAAGATCACAGCGTATTGTAAGCCCGTGCCGAAACGTGTGCGAAATAGAAAATAGCGTTTGTATTGGGTGTTTTCGAACATTAAGTGAAATTTCTGTTTGGTCACGCCTATCTGATGATAAACGCACCAAAATTATGCAATCACTCAAAAAAAGAGGCTCTCAGATCGTCACACAGAGTCAAAACAAACCCTCCGTGTATGATTGTAACCTAGAATAGTCTTCTTTTTTCTACAATTAAATTTAATACCCTAGCGTTGATTTACGCTTTTTTGGAAAGAATGTTTTTCTTTTTTGCTCTCTTATCTTTTTGATGGAAACAATTTATATATAAAAATGCAGAGTTAAGCTTTTATATTAAGAAAGGATATATAATGTTAAAGGAATGGTTCTATAAATTTAAAATAGCGAGAACAGTAAGTGCATTGAACAGTTTAGATGATGCAACATTGAAGGACATAGGTTTAGATAGATCTAATATTACTTCTCATGCTTATGAAATTTTCAAAAATGAGAAGCCAGAAGAAGACAAGATGGCTGAACTAGATATGTTTGTAAAGTCTGGTATTTAACCGACTTCTCCCCAGTTATCGCCTAGTTCTACATCAACTTCAAAAGGAATTCGTAAGTCTGGAACACAGTTGGACATGATATCTTTTATCTTGTCCACCTCTTGTTCATTCTTAATGTTGAAACATAGTTCATCGTGAACTGTTAACATCGGGCATAACCCTTCCGAATAACAATCGACCATTGCCTTTTTAGTTTGATCTGCACTCGACCCTTGGATCAATCTATTCAGCGCCTTGTATGTATATGCTCTTTGTACATTTTGATATTCTTTTACTGCATCTTTTAAAGGTAAAGGTCTCTTGGCACTAAATCCTTTTGGTTCATATAAATCAAACCTACATTTTCTGCCTAGTTGAGTTCTTATCATTCCTCTTTGTAAAGCAAAGTTTGAAACTCTTGTTGCTAAATCTTTTACAAAAGGGACTTTCTCATTATATGTTCTTAACAAATCACTAGCTTCATCTTCTGTAATAGCCAACGTGTCTGCTAATTTTTTACGGCCCATGCCATACATGATTCCAAGATTAACAGTTTTAGCTTCTTTTCGAGTTATATTTGCCATGTCTGCAACCATTTGATGAAAGTCTGCTTTACCTTCGTTATACATGGTTACTACTTCATCTATTAAAGGATGCCTAAGTCCATCAGAAGGTTTAGCACAATAGTGAGCCAACCATCTTGGTTCTTGTGAAGCATAGTCAAAAGATCCCCACTTACATCCTTCTTCTGGAATAAACAATCCTCTAATTGCTTTCTTGATTCCTATGTCTCTTGATGGTATTTGTTGTAAATTAGGATTACTAGAACTGAAACGACCCGTAACAGTTCCACCATCATCAGTACGAAGGGGATGAAAATCACAATGTATACGACCATCATGAGCATGATTCAAAATTGTCTCAACAAAAGTTGTGTTCGCTTTATTAAGTTCTCTTATCTTTACAATCTTTTTCGCAATGGGATGAGAATGATGAGAGAGAAATTGTTTTGTGAAAGAGGGAGACCCGCTCTTTTCTGTGCGAGAATACTTAAGTCCAAAAAAGTCAAAGACCTTTGCTATAGATGTGCTGACCCAAGGTTCAACAGCCACTCCAGTTTCCTTAACTATTTCATCAAGTAATTTTTTCTCTTGTGATGCCATTAGTTTTTTAGTTTTTTCTGCTTGATCTAAATCAACCCGAACACCTCTTGTTTTCATTTCTAACATCACTGGTATTAATGAAGACTCTAATTCAAAAATACTTGTGCATTCTTCTCTTTGTAATATTGGTAGTAAATGATCATACAATCTTAGAGTGACTGCAGCATCTTGTTCTGCATATGCTCCTACATATTTAGCAGGCAGTTTATACATCTCTGCTTTGGGATCTACTCCAAACTCACTTGCAGCATGTCTCAAAGTTTTTTCACTCTTGTATTCTTGCAAATAGTCGATCACTAAACTATTTAAGTTATAATATCTTCTGTTCTCATCAATCAAAGGAGCCATAATCATTGTATCGAGTATGGGACCTTTAACCTCTATACCTTCTGCTCGTAACCAACCTAAGTCATACATGGAGTTATGAAAAATCTTAGGAATGTTTGGAGTATCCATTTGTTTCTTAAACCACCTAAAAACAGTGGTTGAGTCTATGTTACCTTGCGAATGTCTTATAGGATAGTATCCTTGAAAGTCACCTGCAGCCACTGCAATACCAATGATGTAACCATCTTTTCTACACCATCCAGGCCCTAACTTTATTAAGTTTGGATCCCTAGTTTCTAAGTCAACTGCAATACGAGATGCTTTTGTTAAATCTGGAAAGTCACTTGGAGGAGACCAATCAAAGTCTATGTTTCCCCAGGAAAGATCTTTTATATCTTGATCAATAAAGTGATATTGATGTTCTTTATTTGTCATTTTTTTCTTTCTCTGCAAATTCTCCACCAAGACCTGTGTATCCACCGATATCAATCCAGCTGTCAGTTTTTTTAGGAGAGTAAATTAATCTGGCTATTTTCAAAAGTAACAAACATAGTACAACTTGAAACACTGTTACTTTTTTGCCAAATACAACAGACCATAAATCTGCTATTCTTTTATGGTTTTCATATGCAGGCCCATAATCCTCTGCTCTGTCTACATTAATAAGTTCTATTGCTTGTTTTAAAATTTCTTCTCTGTTCATATTTTATATCCATTTATAGTTTGTACGATGTGTAGACTTTGTTTAGCACGGGTAGCTCCGACATAAAATACTCTGTGTTCACTATCTTTGTCCCCGTATTCTCTTATGACTTTAGGAATATCTAAAACCAAAGCCACATTATCTGCCTCTCCTCCTTTTGATTTATGTATAGTTGATAATCTTATTCTAGGTTTCGTTGTTAGAATTAATTCTCCTCTTCTTCTTGCCGAAGTAATATATATTCGTTGATTCTCTGTAAGATTCAAAACATCATACCAATTCATTTCTTTGGTTAATTTAAGAAGACTTCCTAACTCTGTTTTCATCAAATCATCCAAAGAGTACTTTTTTTCTGGATCTAACTGCTCTATTTTTCTTTTACCACCATACAAGATAAAACCTTTTTTTGTTTTCTTAGAAAACTCTGTCCACTCTTTTACTGTTAAACTTTGCCCTTTGGATATCTTTAACCAAGCTTGTATACTGTTAATAATACCCTCGGAAACAGACCATCCAGAACCTTCTCTCCAAAACAAATATCCTTCTTTTTGTAGTTGTTCAGATATTTTTGAAAGTATTTTATTTGTTCTTGCTAAGATGTACCATTCCCCTTCATTAAAATTAATATCCATTACATTAAAATAATATGAAACTAAACCTTGTTCTCTTCTAGGTCTCCATCTTTTAGTTTTTCTCAATACAATTTTATTTATTATTTCACTTGCTACGTCATGAACTGATTTTGGAACTCTAAAAGATTGATCTAAAACTATAGATTTATCTGCACACTGTAGAAAATCATTTACGTTTGCGCCTGCCCAATTGAAAATACATTGATCGTCATCCCCAGCATAGTAAGCTTCTTTAGCATTAGGTAACAAACATTCCTTGACCATTCTCCATTGAATAGGTACTAAGTCTTGTGCTTCATCTATAATCAACAAATCTAAATCTGGACCTGTTCCTTGCTCTAAAAACGCAAGAAGCATGTCTGTAAAATCTATTTTCATATTGCTCTTTTTATAAGATTCATACGCATGTTGAAAAACTGGCATATACTTTCTGTGCAAACTAGTATCCCCAAAACGATCAAACTCTACCATCAAGTCTGTGTTTTTTAATCGTGATAAGGAATATATATGAAAATATCTGTCTCCATCGCTTGTTCCAGGTTGGAACATGTCGCCTTCTTCTATATTTATTTTTGCTTCTTTTTGGAAAATAACACCCATCTTTTTGCCTATAAACTGCATGTCGGCAGGCTTCATAACATCATCTGCATTCATACCCGTCCATTTAAAAGCAAGAGAATGTAGTGTTCTAAAGTGTGGAAATCTTTTTTGATCAAAGCCAAACTTTAAACAAGCTCTATCAACTGCTTCTTGTGCAGCTTTTTTTGTAAAAGATAAGAAAGCTATCCTCTCTGGTTCAACTCCTTTATCAAGAGCCTCCTCCATTATATTTAATAATTTTGTTGTTTTACCTGTTCCAGGTGGGCCATATATTGCTGTTTCTTTCATTAAAACGGAACCTCCTCTTCAAATTCTACTTTAGGTATTTCAACATCCTCCCTTACTTCGGGAACCCACCAAACACGAATTGATTTCCATTTACCATCTGTTGTTTTAAATGCTTTCGCTTCACTACATTTTTCTCCACTATTTATCTCTTTAATTCTTTCTTGAATCTGACCCTTAGAATAATGTGTAAAACCTTTTTGTCTTAAAAACTCTATAAAAGAATCTATTTTAAAATTCACAAATCCATCAATAATCCATGGTTTACCAATCAATAATTCTTCTGCCGACTGTGCTTGTACTCGTCCATAACAAAAAGACTCAAGCAGTTGATTAAAATGTCCTTTGTAAGTTAGTTCTTCTGGCACTTCTATTTCGTTAGCCTCTGCTAATAGTCCGTTAATTAACACTTGCCAATCGCTTTCTTTTACTTTTGGTGGCATAAAGTTTTGTTGCTCCAGACATGCTATCTGAAACTTAGATTGTGATTGTAAATCAAAACTTGTTAGCTCTAATCGTCTACCATCCAAGTCTGCAAAGAACACTC